TTCTACTCCAACTAAACGTAATAACCAACCTAATCCAATTAAGAATATTGTTCCTCCAATACTCCAAACTAAAGCGCCGGTTACTAGTCCATATTGCCAATCACCAAAGAAGAAGATTGGAATACCAACTGATAGTCCTAATAGAATAGGAACGAATTGAATTAGAACCATTACTGACTCAATTAAACTTGTACCAAGTCCTTCCATAATACGACTAAACTTAATAGTATCTTCTTGTACACGTTGAGCTGCACCTTCAATAGTACGTGCTTTATCGTATACACTATGATACCATTGAACCATTGCTGCTCTCCATCTAAACAAATAGTGTGCAGTAAAATAACTAACAACTACAGCAATCAAAACATAAATTGCAGCCAAATAAATGAAGGTTCCTAAACTACTCCAATATTCAGTAATTGTAATAGCGTTCGGTGAGCCAAGTGCTTTTTGAATCATATCGTAAAACTGTCCAAACCATTCGTTAATTTTAACGTCAATTTGAACTTGTATCCACAATGAACTTAGGATAACAGCTGAACCCAGCCACGACCATAATCTCCATTGTTTTTGTGTGAAAAATCTAAACATTTTCTTTTCCTTATATAAAATGTAGAATTAACTACATACATATCTATTTATCGTAACAATAGGATGTCTAATTTGCATAAATACAATATAACAAGGAAACCTGCATGCCAAGATTAAGTTTATATAAACCATTTAAAGGTAACGACTATAAGTTTATGGATCACGCAATACGTGAACAATTCGATATAGGCGGTACTGGAATACACGTACACAAGTACCTAGGACCAGATCCTAAAAATAATAGTAAAGATCCTAGCGAGCCTAATTACGGCAGTGGACTTGAAATTGATAATATTACAGGCGATGAAATTAATCCTGAAGGTTTAATTGACGAAACAAACATACAAGACTTGCTATTCATGGAAAACAGAGATCGTAAATACGATCCTGATGTGTTTGAACTACGTGGTGTATATAATGTTAGCGACAATGATTTTGATTTAACACAATTTGGTTTGTTTTTAACAAACGATACGCTGTTTATTAGTTTTCATATCAACGATATGGTAGAACGTATGGGGCGTAGACTTATGCCCGGTGATGTAATTGAATTACCACATTTACGTGATGAATTATTACTTACAAACGACAGAGATGCTATTAATAAGTTTTATGTTGTACAAGATGCTGCAAGAGGAAGTGAAGGTTTTTCACAAACTTGGTATCCACACATTTGGCGTGTTAAAGTAGCACCACTAACAGATACACAAGAATACGCAGATATACTTGGTACTGCTAATGATCCAGATAGTCTTAAAAATGATATTAGTTCTTACAAAACAGAACTTAATATTAGTAATGCTATTGTAAAAAGTGCTGAAGTAGCAGATCCTCTAGGGTTACCATTAGCTGACCACTTGTTTGGAATAGAAGATACTAGTAAACAATACAATCACGGAGAATCACTAGAACAAGGTGACCAATTTCCCGTTACACCAAACGAAGGCGAGTATTTTGTAAGAACAGATTTTACACCTAATAGACTTTTTGTAAGACGAGGCAACAAATGGCATAGACTATATGACAATGTTACCGATCAAACATGGAGTGATAGAACATATAATGCAAGTAGCTTTATCAATAATAATGCTACTACAGTTATTGATGATAAAGAGTTTCCTGAAAAGCAAGCACTTAGTCAGGTAATTAAACCAAAGAGTGATTTTTAATAATGGCACAACAATATTTTTACGATAAACAAATTAGAAGATACATTCAACAGTTTATAAGACTGTTTAGTGGATTCAGTGTTGAAATGGGTAAGAACGATCAAGACTTATCTGTGTTTCAGCAAGTACCTGTGCGTTATGGAGACATCAACAGAATGGCTGCACACATAACAAGAGAAAACAGTGAAAATATTATTAATACTGTTCCATTTATAAGTTGTTATGTAACTTCATTAGATATGCTACCAGAAAGACGTACATATCAAGATCATGTTGATAAGGTTCAAGTTTTTGAAAAGAAATTTGACGATGCTACTGGTGAGTATACTAATGAACGAGGCAATAGTTATACTGTCGAAAGACATGCACCCGTTCCTTATATGCTACAAATGAATTGTGATATATGGACTTCGAATACAGATCAAAAATTACAATTAATGGAACAAATACTAGTATTATTCAATCCTACATTAGATATAAGAACAAATAATAGTCCAATTGATTGGACTGCATTAAGTCATGTAGAATTAACAAATACAACATGGAGTACTAGAAGTGTAGGATCAAGCATAGATGATATTATTGATGTTGCAACTTTAAGTTTTAATATACCAATACATATTAATCCACCAGCAAAAGTTAAACAACAAAAATTAATTCATACAATTATAAGTGAATTATATAATTTAGATGACACAAATTTAGACTTGTTCAGAGAAGAACAATCGTTTGATACACAAACATTACAATACACTATTGTAACATATGAAGATAGAAAAGTGAAATACGAAGATGGAACTTTACAATTATTAAATGCTAATGGGCAAAAACTTGACAATGATGGTTTAATACTAGACTGGTCAAAAGAGTTAAAACCTTTTGGTGAATTAAGAACTGGAATAAGTCAATTGAGACTTAGAAAAAATTCAGTTACAAGTCCTAAATCAGATGACATAATTGGTAAACTTGATTTTCATCCTAGTAACCCAAATCTATTAACAGTTGATGTAGATCAATCAACTTTGCCAACAAACACACTAACAGCCGTAAATGCTATTTTAGATCCAGCTATTAATTATCCTGGAGATGGAACAGTACCAGCTGCTGCACTAGGACAAAGATACATTTTAATTAATGACACTCCTAGTAATCAGTTGTTAAACGTTGTTGCACACAAATATGATATTATTGAATATAATGGTTCAGCATGGAATGTAAGTTTTGATGCTTCAACAACTGTAGACACTCAATATGTAACTAATGTAGCTAGCAACGACCAACTTGAATGGAACGGTAAAGAGTGGGTTAATAGTTATGAGGGAATTTACAATGCAGGATTTTGGAGACTCTATCTCTAATATTGACGACCCATGTGACGATGTAAGTCATTGGATAGGAAAAATATGATAATAGCAAGTGGATGTTTATTTTTAAGCACAGACACAGGAAGAATAATGCTTCAACAAAGAAGCGGTGAAGTTAATCACCCACGTACATGGGGTTTCTTTGGAGGCAAAGCTGAAAAAGGTGAAAGACCAAATGAAGCACTATTGCGTGAAATAGAAGAAGAACTTGGATTAGTTCCTGATATTAAAAAAGTTATTCCTATTAATAAATTTACTAGTCCTAATAAAAAGTTTGTTTACCATACATTTTTAGTAACTGTTGAAGAAGAATTTATTCCTATACTGAATAATGAAAGCGATGGTTATTGTTGGATTAAAATTGGCAATTGGCCAAGGCCGTTGCACCCTGGTGCAAAGATACAATGTAATTCAAAACAGTTTGTTAAAAAACTAAAAACAGTATACGAACAGTTTACTACATCGCTGGATTAATAATACCCATTTCTTTTCTATTAAATATTACATTTAAAAAAGCATCAAATACTTCTTCACTATCATATTGATGAATATCACTAAAGTCTGGGTCAATTTCATACATCTCAGAATTTGTTCTCATATCATGTGAGAAACCTAAAGCAGTTGCCGTTTCTTTCCAACCATAATACCGTTTTAAATCAAAGTTATTTTTTATGTTATTACATTCTATAGAAATTTGTTGTAACATTCTTTCGTCATTTTTATACCATGTATATATTGGATATGTAATATCCCATCCGCCTACATGTTTCCACCAATTAAGACATTCCTGTGGAGTATCATAAAAAGACCAGAACCTTGCTTTTGGAAATAGTTCTTTTAATAATGGTAAATGATAACTGAACCAATGGCTTTTAATAATTTTAGTTCCATAGTCCCAATCAGTAAATGGTGCTTTAAATTCTTGTATTATTTCTTCTTTAGTTAATGTATCTAGTACATCAAACTTATGTCCTACTGGATTATCAGGACCCCAATAAGCACCCCGATGCCAACCAACAACTTGTCCATCAACTTTCTTTCTGTATACAAAGTTATTTTTGTTATCAGATAAATTAATATCTTTACATATAAGACTAAGCATACGAATTGCTCCGCTCCATCTAGAACCTGGAGCTCCTGTAACTATAATTAAATCTTCGCCTTGGTATTCCATTAGTTTTCTTTATTAATTTCTTCTAAAACCTTGTTTGCAAGATATTCATGTGTTTTAGGCCCTGGGTGTGTTTGGTCTCTTCCTAGGTCTATCATTTCTTCTTTACTGTATTGTATTGATTTAATATGTGTTGGTTGATAATCATAGAACCAATGCTTTCTTCTTTCATTTGGTTCTAATATATAATACTGTGCATTTGGAAATGCTTGTAGTAATGCTAATTCAAACATTTTAAATATTTTACCATTGCTTTGTTTAAAAGTTTCTCTAACAAGTTTTCTAACTTTTTCATCTTTTTCTTTTCTTAACCAAAATCTCATAAGCCAGTTAGTATCATTAACACCCCAGAAATCAGTAAGTATAACGTACTTTGGATTAAGTTTAAAATCAAATAAATTATCTGCCATATCTGTTAATGTATCAAAATCACTTATATTAAAATGGTTCAATGCTAGCTTTTTAGAAAGCAAATACGGTATACTCATCTCATATGGTATTCCAGTTCCTAACAATAAACTACCACCAGCAAATACTATACCAACATCAGTTAAATCATCTGGACCTCTATATCCATATTTGTTCCATGTATAACTAAAGTCCAATTCAGCATTATTATCCCAATCAAGTTCTTGTATTGCATTAAAAGTAAAATGGTCAGTTCCATTTTCTCCTATTTTACATTTGTTTCCTGTATCATGTCTGCCATAATATTTTATTGTCTCGTTTGGCAGTCTTGGTTGTTTTTCAGATTTTTCTTTTTGGTTATAAAAAAACTTTGGATCTACTTCAGGAAAGTCGTTTTCTATCATACTTCAATAATCCTATTAGGGTCTGGATTGTCAATCATGTGTTGTACTTTATCATTAATGAATCCAGTAAATTGAAAGGTAACTCTTGGAGTATACCCAAAGTTAGCTGTTCCATGTGGCATATTACACCAATCATATGTTATACACTCACCTGCTTTATATTGATGATAATATGTATTACCAAATTGCCATACATGTCCATAATCCCAATCTTGTAACATAACTAAAAATCTTCTTAGCTTTAAAGGATTTTTATCTGCACCTGCTTTAGTCCATACTTCACGCCAGCCTGGTCTTGCATATCTCATTTGTTGATCAATGTGAATAGGAGTAACTTGTCCTAACCGTTGAATGTGTAATCTAGATTGATGAACGTCAACTCCTAGTGCATCTATCATTCTAAGTAGTATTGCATACTCTGGAGATTCATTACGTTTTGCAAAGTAATTTTTTCCGTCTTTATCAAATTTTGCTCTAACAACCATGTCATGATACATACTACTTACATCTTCTTTTCCAGAAGCAAGTAGAACATCTTGTATTTCACCATCATGTAAATCTTTATCTTGTTTACTTAAATTACGCTGTCTATAATTTCCTATAGTCATTTCTGTTGCAGTTTTTAATGCATGTTGTACTGCTTCACTAAAATCTCCTACAAATCTACAAGGCACTACAAATGTTTCTTCATGTGGATCAGCGAAAGTATCAAAGTGCCAATCTGCACGTAATTTATTATGCTCCCATCTACTTGGAACTCCATCTACTTTAAAAATGTTATCCATTTTGTCATGTTTTTCCATCTGATCATTGCTATACATTTCGTCCTTGTATGCTGAGTCAGTTTGTGTATTACCTTCTTGGTGAGTATGTTCTGCTTTTTTGACTGCATCCACAAGGTCATCTATTTTGTCGCCACTATAGTAATTTTTATCTGTTTTTTGTTTCATGTTAATGTTCTTTACAGTTTGGTAACATACTAATAATTGTCTTTAAATTATTTTCAGTTAAAAACACACTCATCAATATATGATATATGTCGTCTGACATAGCAAAGCTACCGTGTTGTTTTCTTGTATTTAATATATACGGAACACCAGGTTTAAAATCTATGCGTTTATTTTCGTATATAAAATTCCACTGACTAACATCTGTTTTATTTAATGGAATGAAGATTCTAATTTGTGGGTTTAATCTATATGCATCTCTATGCATACTAAAAAATGAGCCTGCGTTCATGTGTGCAGCTCTACATCTGGCTAAATTTTCCCATTTAGTAAAAAAATCAATTATGGAT